AGCACTTACTTAGTGTGACGCCCTTCAAAAGGAAGATCCTCATGGACGCATTCATTGCATATCTCCGTAAGTTCCTTGGCCTGGAACTGACCATCGATCGTGTCGTCGCCCGTCAGAGCAAGGTCGTTCGCGACCTCGACAAGCTCGAAACGTTGCACGTCACCAAGGCTGAAAAGGCGGAGAGCAAGGCAGCCAAGGCCGCAGCCAAGGCTGAGGAAGCTCGCCTCGAAGCTGCTGACGCAGCCGAACTGTCGAACAACTGGAAGAATTCTGGCCTGGTCCGTCCGTCCCGCAAGGCGGCCTGACCACTCGGGACTTGAGCGATCCCATCGACACATCGCTATAAGTAAGTAGCTAGATAGCTGGATAGCTATCAAGGCAAGTCGAAAGCACAAAGCACAAAAGCACGAAGGAACTAAGCATATGGCTCTCAGCCCTGAACTGAAGAAGGCGGTCTCCGGCGCCAAGAACAAGTATTCTGGCGGCTCCAGCAAGACCGTTAAGCCCAAGGACGGTCGCAATACCTACCGTCTTCTGGCCCCGACCCCTGCCCAGGCTCCCTGGGTTCCGGCTTCCGGCCAGTATTGGGCCGATCTCGGCGTTCACTGGATCAAGGCAGACAAGAACGGCAAGCCGCTGGCTGTCGTCGGCGACTGCGACACGGTTTACCAGCAGCCGTCCGTCCTGAACACCGCGATCGAAATGGCGATCAACTCGGCGATGGATGAAGAATCCAAGGAGCTCTACAACGAGTGGAAGGCCAAGAAGTCGGTCCTCCTCAACGTTGTCGATCGCTCCGGTAACGCCGACGAGGCCGTTCCGCTCGAACTGACCGGCACCACCTTCGGCAAGGTCATGGATCTCGTTGGCGTCTACGACGACGCTGGTCGCGATCTGACCGACCCGCTGACCGGTGTCGACATCATCATCACCAAGACCGGCAAGGGTCTGAATACCAAGTATGAGGTGATGGTCGATCCGGCTCCGTCGAAGCCCGTCAGCCCCGAGGTTCTCTCGCGGACGGTCGACCTGCACGCCTTCATCGCGCAGAACTTCTTCCGCGGTGAAGAACAGAAGGCACTGAACTGCATCGCGCAGATCGCCGGTGTCGCTGTTCCGGCCCTGACTGGTCCTGCTACCTCGGCCGGCGTTCGCACGCCGACTGCTGCACTGTCCTCGCCCGCCGCTGCTGTCGCAGACGCCTCGGTAGCTTCGGCTGCCGCTGCACCTGCCACGACTGCTACCGCTCCGGCCCCGGCCGTTGCTGCTGCGCCGGTCGAAGATCCGGCTATCGCCGCACGTCGCGCCGAAATCCTGCGTCGCCAGCAGGAAGCCGAAGCTGAGCTCGCCGCGCTCTCGCAGCCGACGGCTCCTGCGGAAACCGCGGCTCCCGCGGCCGGCATCTCCTCGCTGCCTGTTTCCGAACAGGACGCGATCCTCGCGGAACTCGATAACCTCGTGTGACGCTAATGCCGAGCGGGATCCCCTCCCCGCTCTGGCCGCCTCATCGTCGCGGATGAGGCTTTGCGACGGCACCACCGCCCTCCTGGTGCCGTCGCTTTTCTCTTGAGAGGTTTCAATGACCAATTATTCCCTGATCGACGGCAATTCACTCGGTCACTACTACAACAATGCCAAGCCGCTCTCGATCGGCGAGGTCCAGGTTCAGGCGATCTATTACCTGTTGAGGGGCCTTCGCTCGCACATTGCGAGCTTCCAGGATTATCAGCCGGTCGTCCTCTGGGATGGCGCGTCGTGGCGCAAGCTCATGTTCGCTGCCTACAAGGACAACCGCGACAAGAAGGAAACGAAGAACGAGATCCGGATGCAGGAGATGAAGGACGCCTACAAGCGGCAGGTTCCTTACATCAAGAAGGCTCTCCGGTTCCTCGGCATTCCCCAGGTCTCAGCGCTCAACATGGAAGCCGACGACCTCGGTGCGATCCTGACCGACCGCTACACTAAGACCGGCTCCAAGATCATTCTCGTCACCGGCGACAAGGACTGGCTGCAGCTCGTCTCGCCCGGCGTCGTATGGAAGGACTTCGTCAACGATCGGCTCGTGACCGTGAAGAACTTCGAGGAGTTCACCGGCGTCAAGACCGTGCGCCAGTTCGTCGAGGTCAAGGCGCTCGCCGGCGACATGGGCGACAACGTGGCCGGCGTCGGCGGCATCGGCCAGAAGGGCGCGATCGACTTCATCAAGGAATACGGCTCGTTCGGGAACTTCTCGAACATGGCGATCCTCGACAAGACGATCGACCTCAAGAAGCTGCCGAAGAAGTATCGCGACCTTATCGAAAACGAGGACAAGGCGATCACCTTCTCCCGCAACCTCGATCTCATGGATCTGCGCACGACGGCGCGTCCCGCGGCCCAGCACCTCGAGGTCGATAAGGGCACGCCCGACGCCGACAAGCTGCGGCAGTTCTGCGAGCTCCTGCTGTTCAAGTCCATCCTCAAGGACTTCGACGAGTGGATCTCCGTCTTCCCCCATTTCCGCGCGCCGCGTTCGGCGCTCGCCGCATAACCTACGAAGGAGTGAATATGAGCAGTCCCGACGATATCGCAGCCGCACTTGGCGGGCTCGCCAAGCATGACGAGCTGTCTACGGTGAAGCACTATCTGGACACCGGCTATCCGCCCTTGAACCACGCCCTTTCGTCGCGTTGGGATGGTGGCATGGCTTCCGGCCGTATCATCGAAATCTACGGTCCCGAGTCCGCTGGCAAGACCGCGATCGCAACGATGGCGATGATCTCGGCGCAGAAGGCAGGCGGCTACGCAGCGTTCGCCGACCATGAACGGTCGTTTGCGCAGCACCTGGCCGTCGGCATGGGTCTCGATCCGCATCCCGGCCGCTTCCTCTACCGCAAGCCGAATACCTTCGAGGAGAGCCTGGCGCTCTGCATTGAGGTGGCGATGGTTATTCGCGAGAAGAAGCTGATCAAGCCGGAAGCGCCGATCTGCTGGGTCTTCGACTCCTTGCCGTTCATGATCCCGAACTCGGTCTTTTACGATCCGAAGACGGGCAAGCCGAAGCCGCTCGGCCAGCGCTCGATGCACGACAACACGGCACTTGCCCGTGCAACGTCTGCGAACATGCCGGCATTCGCGCAGTTGGTCGATGACCTGAACATCTGCGCTATCTTCCTCAACCAGATCCGTCTGAACATCGGCGTGGTTTACGGCAATCCCGAGACGACGCCGGGCGGCAAGACGCCTCGCTACGTCTACTCGACCCGTATCTCGCTCGGCATTCAGAAGATCGCCAAGGGCGATGGCAAGGACGCGGAAATCACCGGCTCGAAGATCACGGCCCGCACGACCAAGAACAAGGTCTCGCGTCCGTTCCAGGCTGCATCGTTCATCCTGGATTACACCGAGGACGGCAAGGCGCGCTTCAATTTCCATCGTTCGATGATCGAGTTCCTGAAGGGCGAAAAGCTCCTCAAGATGGCCGGCGCCTACGTCGAGTGGGAGGGCAAGAAGTATTTCTCCGGCCAGCTCGCCGACAAGCTGATGGCTGAACCGGACGGCTACGACAAGCTCAAGGCTCTTCTGCCGGCAGAATACCAGCCCCCGATCATCAGCGATGACGAAGTTGCCGATATCACTGGCGAGGCCGCGGCTCCCGATATCGCATCGGTGCTGGCGAAGGCCGAGGAGCGGGCCGCGAAGTCGAAGGGTCTCGACGAAGCAGCCTAAGAACAGGTAACACCTTCGAAATGGCGGGGTAATCAACCCCGCCAACAACTTTATGGAGAAAACATGGAAGTCGTTTCGTTGCGCATCCCAGCCGGCATGTATGTCGGAAATAGCACTGACCATCGCAGGCTTGATGAAGATACCATCACCTACGTTGCCGCGGATAGTCTCGCAGCGGCTCAAACGGTCGTAGCCGAATTCTATGGTGAAATGAGCAGCTCATCGTTTACTTTTAGCCAGCCGGTTGTGCTTAGCGCAGCCCTCGAACGCAGTCATCAGAAGGCGCAAGAACAGAAGGCCCAGGGCTACACCACCCCGGAAGAAAACCATATACGGCTTCTGCTCCGTAAGGCTGCCTGGGATCTCGGGTCGATCGTCATCGATCGGGCGTTCTTCGTTATGTCAAACGAGGGTAAGCGGCTCATGGGAGCGCGCATCGAAGCTCATGAAGGCGAGCGCCGTCGCGTTGCGTATATCGAAGAGCTGGGAACGCCTTTTGAGAGCATCAATCCAGAACACATCATTCATGCCCTGGAAGAGAAGTTCTGAGCCAAATCCCTGCATTCCC